CCAGTGCTGACGCACGGCTGTTCATCCAACAGCTACCTACAGCGGAAAAATCCGCTGTACCTACTCTCCCCACGGAAGGGGGTAAGGACCTAGATGGGAAAGGTAACTGTTAAGGCACGGCCACTTATTGAAGTGGCCGGTTATGTAAACCATCGTGCAGTGGTGACCAGCAATGGTTTTACCACTGGTAACGATGTGCCTTACAGTATCCTTGGGAATCAATATACTGTTTCCCGCTCGCACCCTGAGTTCTTCATTGTGCGTCGCTATTATCATCGTCTCCTGCGTCGCTATCGCGATACAGGAGATCCATGGTATAAGCGTCGTGCTGAATTAGTCAGGGGGATGGACTATGGTGGGAAGTTTTACACGGCTTCCAGGATGGCTCAGCTAGATTCACCTTATGTGAATATAGTTGGTGCCACAGGAAGTACGGGTTTAACTAAACACTATGTCCAGGGGAGGTTTCTCCCCGGCCCAGGTTATTCGTCGATAGATTATAAATCTATCAAATGGCCAGCACTTCCGACTGAAGTATCAGTTCATGATGCTCTAGTTGCGAAGGGCGCTGTCGCCATTTCTCGGACGATACCTACGTCTCCAGAAGTCTCCGTCGCCAATTTGGTTGGGGAGTTACGCCGTGATGGAATTCCAGCCATCATCGGTTCAATCCTCACTAGGGCAAGGACTCTCAAAAGCGTCATTCGTGGCGCTGGCGAAGAGTACTTGAACTATGAGTTCGGTTGGAAGCCTTTTGTTTCCGACCTTACTGACCTATTGGCTACTGTTCGTCGATCCAAAGAGATCCTCGAACAGTTTGAACGGGACAGCGGCCGATTAATCGGTCGCAATTACGAGTTCCCAGTTCAGCGCACCACCTCGATCGAAGATAAGGGACAGACTCCTCTGTTCCCGACTGTCGATACGAAGGCGTATATCGGTGCGACGACAGGTAGCCTACAGATAGCGCGCAGTGTTACTGAGCGCTACTGGTTCGAAGGAGTGTACTCATACCATTTGCCTCTAGCTTCATCTTCTAGAGACAAGGTATTCTTGTACGCAGCCGAAGCCGAAAGGCTTCTTGGCCTCCGGATAACTCCGGAAGTCCTTTGGAACTTGGCTCCCTGGTCCTGGCTGTCCGACTGGTTCTTCAATGTTGGTAGCATTGCTACTAACTTGTCGGCCTTTAGTTCGAACAGCTTGATGCTCAAGAGGGGTTACATCATGTGCCATAGAATAGCACAAGATGTCGCCACTAACACCGGAGTCACATTACGTGGCTGGGGTGCTACCGGACCTATATCTCTGACTTTGAAATCAGAGGTTAAGTCCCGGTCTAGAGCAACTCCGTGGGGTTTTGGTGTGACGTTTAGCGAGTTTACTCCTAAACAGATCGCCATACTATCGGCCTTGGGAATTACCCGAGACCTAACCTGGGGGAAGTGATGACCCCTCAGACCATGACGGTTGGCAGCTTGACACTCTCACGAGGAGTGAATAGCGTCTGACCGCCCGCCAGCAGCTCATGAGAGCTGACTGAAGACTGCAATAGGAGACTCGCTGTGGCTTTCTCGGATCCACAAACACTGACTATCAACGCCATCGCTAATACGCTTCCGCGTACTAGCTCTGGTGACAACCGTGGTGCCTTTACAAAGGACGACGGAACTGTCAAGTTGACGATTTCGCATGCGCTTGGAAAACGCTCGCGAACTCTTGTCAGAGTTGACCATTCAAAGATTGCGCCGAACCCGCTTATTAGCGCTGAGAACATTAAGTTCTCATCGTCTTTTAGCTTCATCATCGATAGCCCGGAAACGGGTTATACGATCGTGGAGCTGAAGCAGGTTGCCGATGCTCTTGTAGCATGGCTTTCGGCGTCATCTGGGGCTAACCTCACCAAGGTTCTTGGTAAGGAAAGCTAGTCAGTGCCACTTGACCCTCTGATTGAGTACATACTCAACAGCAATGACCCCTGGATGGTGGACTTCAGATCGAAGTTCGCCTCCTGGGAACCGGATGTATCCACTTGGATTCATCTCGTCATTGTCGTCTTGTCGGCTCTTGCAGTCGTAGTATTACGGCTGCAACTCCTTATTCAAGGAGGTCCAGAGAGAATGTCGCAGCTAGGGATGTCTAACCCGCCGAAAAGTGGGGGGCATGAAAAGCCTGATGTCACTAGCGCAGGAGGTCCTGATTGATATCGGGACCTGGTGTGGCGTAAGCACCACCTATGACCTCAAAACGGTCATAGGGCGGTCTGAAGCGGAAGGGTTATCGTTTCTGACGATAACCTTACCGACCTACGCTACAGATCTCCAAAAAGGTCTGGAGCTTGGGAAGGTAGACACTCAACTCTTTCGTGGCTTTCGCCGCGACAGAGGAGGTTTCCCCCTATTCTTAGGAGGTTTCCTCGGTCTAGTCTTCGACCGGAAAAGCGGTATGCTGCTCGATGCACCTTGCACGGATGCGATCTGGGCCATACGTCAATTTACATTGATGTGGTCCAAGATAAAACTCCCTTGCGCTGAGAAGCGCAATGCTGAGGCCATCCGTAAGTACATCGAGTGTGAGCAGGAGATCAGGAGAACTGATGCCCAGTTGACTGAGTCCCATAAGGACCAGTTTTCTAGGGTGGCAGCAATCCTTTGGAATGAAGCCTTTTCTTACGTAGATCAGATGATCTACGAAGGTAAGACTGTTCCAAAGCACGGCCCAGGTATCACCGCTGATGGGCTTTTGGGAAACCAAAAGTACCGTCAAAGTGAATGGCCTGAGCGCTTGGAACATTACTTCCCTGAGGGGGAGTTCTTGTTTCCAAGTTGGCGTCATTATGATGCCACGAGATCTAATCTCCTCGAACCCGGGA